CTTAGAAATGAGAGTAACATGCTGCAAGGCATCCTGCACTACACATCTTCATTACTGCATGTCTGCCTGACACTCTATCTCAAACAGATGCTGAAGACAAAGGCAAATCAGCTTGACATAATCTTACACATGACCACAAATGTGTCTTCAGATGATAGTGGACTCCTGGTAACTGTCACCACGGATCATGATGATTATGAGGCTCTCTTCAAAGAATTTAGCGAGTTCATGTCTCGCTGCATCTGGCATGTAGACAGAGCATTTTGTGTGGAGACAAGCGCGATAAAGTCGACTGTCACAAATAGACCACTCTACGAGTTCAACTCAGCTTTCTACAGCGGGAACACCATATCCCCTTGCTTCATAAAGTTCATATTCCCGTGCTTCTATGATATTCCTAGTGAGACTCTGAGAGGGAGGATAAACTCATACCACAACGCTCTGGGAGACCTGAGGGCTAATGGCGCAGATGGAGTGACATGTAGCTACGTCTCATTCCTTCAGTGCATCTGCGCCCTCAATGGTCTAGGCGCCATCTCAATGGGATTTTTCGACAACTACTCCGCACCGATATTCATACACAAGTTGAGCGACATAGGCGCCTACAGACCTTACCCACCGACGTGTGCAGGACTGATCGGGCCAGAGCTCGGAGACTTTGAAGCATGCCTATCATCAGATGACACTCGGAGATTGTTGGGTAGTCTTTCCAGAGGCGCATTCTCAGGCTCTGATCCGATAGAGGATGTCAACATGAACTTTAGATTATGGCCAACAGCAAGGCACAAACAATCTCTGAGATCCCTGGGCATTCCACACGATTACACGGACCATCTCGACTTCGATGATCTCCGCATCTTATTCTTTCCCGCTTATACGGTAGAAGAGATGGAGATGAAAATCAAGATCAATGTCTCATCTCGATCTGTGGCTAAGAGTTTTGGCTTCTTAGACAGAGCTGATTCAATTAGCACGCAGACCTTCCTGCTTTGGGATAGGATTTTTGAGGACAAGGATGGTGATTTGTCGCTGAATGAGCTTGTCAAAGTCAGAGACACTGATTTGAAGATTCAGCAGCTTTTTCCTAACTACAACGATCTCATGATGATTCTCGAAGCTTGCAAAAAACCGATTAGATTTAAGGTGCTCCGCACTCGTGCCAAGTTGAGGCTCCACACGTATGCTGGGTACTACACTGGATACCCAAACTCCAGGGAAATAGACAAAGCAATAAGATACTACTGGTATGGCGAGAGATCCATGGCGAAACACCAAGCGGAAGCGTGTCTGAGCGACATCAAGAACCTATTGCCTTGGTTTTCAGAGAACAGGGACCTTTGCTTGCTTAAGTCAGGATACTCCTCTGCACTGTCGCTGATAAACAAGGTGAAATCGTTTGCCATAGATAGTAAAGAGCGTGCATTTCTGAGCAGAGGCAACACAACAGAGCGATCCTCATTCATAGAATCATTCTGCTTCCTCAACATGATGTCTGGGTACAGTGCTGAATATGGTGATCCTCTACCTAGCAGAGTCAGAGCATCAGGATTTTCCACCTCACCAATAACATCTGCTATCGAGAACAGACTAAACGACTGGAAATTCTTCCTCTCACACTGCGAGGAAGCTGAGATCAAACGCTTCGAATATGAGATGGACTGTGATATTCGCAATCTCGTCAATCACAGCGTTGGCGAATTGAAGACGATGACGCTAAACAAAAGCACAAGAGTATTCGCATTAGAGATGTTGTCACTTGTCAACAGAGAAAGCTTCATCAAGCTGTGCGACATCACGGCTACTAATTTGGCTTGGGTAGAACCACAGGAGCAAAATGAGCGGAATGACTACATTGGCTATGGTAAATTTGTTTTGAGGCTGTCAGAAGGATCAATTGAGGGGACTGTTTATGACAACGATCTGTTGAGCATTAAATGCACTGAGGACATAGTTAACCTCGATAGGGTGCTGAACTCGTTCCTACCAGGCTTCAGAAGAACTAAGGATACCGATGTAAAGCGAGTTGGGGGCATTGGTGTTCCATTCCCAGAGCACCTCTGTTATCAGAAAGGGCGCATATGGCTATGCAAACCATATAGAGACTCATCTGGTGAGCAGAAAAAGGCTAGGCTGAGGGCAGTTTACACAAGAACAAGGTATATAAACGAGCAGAACCCATTCATCATGGTGGACAGGAGCTACGGTGCACTGAGAGCTTACCTATCGAGAAGTAAGAGCATCGAACTGTTCAACGAGGCTTTCAGAGAGAAGAGCAACGAGGAACGTAAATCAAAAAACATGAAATATCAGGATCATTCTTTGACTGTCATAAAACGCATGCTAGTGGACAAAGCTTCGAAGTCGTTCGACCTAGTGATAAGGGGGGGAATGATTGAAACTGCACAGAGCGATTGCGGTTCTGACGACGACCTAAGTGACTTCGATTTTGATGACTTATCTTTTGAAACAGCATCTGTTGTCAACGAGCATATTGAGGTGGAGGATTATGATTTTGATATTTTCGGTTTCCTTCCAGAAGGAGAGGGCGAAAACGTGGTCCACCTCTTGTATCACCCATTGCTGACTGAGTTCCTGAAGCGCTTCAATCAGAGAAACGGGCCCGGGTTGGCATTTGACACTCTGATACATGAGATCGAAATATCTTTAGGAGTTTACACATCTGATCATCGGGATAGTGTCAAAAGATTGATCCTTGACATATTAGGTTAATCTCATCGTCTGATCTTCTTCGTTTTCTTACACCC